AGAAATTTGCCATTCTTGATACTACAAATCACGTATCTGACTATGCATTGCAGCAACAAGCTAAATATAAAGACAATTTTTATTTGTTTATTAAGGATGCTTGGACAGCTTTAGAGGGATTAAATGTTACCTTTTATGACAACTGGCACATACAAGCTATTGCAGAGCATTTAGAGGCATGTAATAGAGGTGATATTAACTTTTTGATAGTGAACATGCCTCCTCGTTGTATGAAGTCCTCTATCATCTCTATAATGTATCCTGCGTGGGTGTGGGGTAGTGGTGATGCATGGAAGAAATTTCTGTGTGGTACGTATGCCGCTAAACTTTCCAATGAACATTCGCTTAAATGTAGAGATCTGATTAATAGTGGGTGGTATCAAGAAATATTTGGAAATGTATTTAAACTTAGAGATGATAACAATGCCATCCAGAAATTCTCCAATAATAAAAAAGGATATCGGATTGCTTGTTCTGTTGGAGGTGGTGTTGGTATGGGTGGAGATCAAATAATACTGGATGATCCGAACTCCATTGAAGATATGGACTCTGAGGCTAGAAGAACAGCGGTAAACAATTGGTATGATCGTACCATGAGCGATCGTCTTAATGACAAACAAACAGGTTGTAAGATTATATTACAACATAGACCTCACATGGAAGATTTAACCGGTCATATTTTAGAAAATCAGAAGAACATCGTACATTTAAGACTACCTATGGAGTTTGAAAAATCTCATTGTTGTTCAACTATTATACTTCCTTCTACAAACGGCAAAAAATGGATTGATCCGAGGCGTAATGAAGGTGAGTTATTATGGCCTGATAAACATCCTAAACGTTATATTGAACAAGAAAAGAAAATTAAAGGGGCATTTGCATATGCTTCATTATATCAACAAAGACCATCACCAATGCAAGGCGGTATCTTTACAAAAGATGATTTCATGATTTGGGATGAGGAGCATGCTCCTGATTTTGAACGTATTATACAGTCATGGGACACTGCTTTGGTTGGTAAGAAAGCTGATGAAAGCTCAGACCCTTGTATGTCAGTATGTACTACTTGGGGAGTGTTTAAAAACTTCTATGGTCTTACCTGCATTATGTTATTAGAGCTTTATGCTGGTCATATAGAATTTCATGTAATGAGAGAGATGGCTCAAAGAATGGCTCATAATTATAAAGATACTGATTATGACAATCCTATAGGTGGTAAAAGGCCTGTAGATTATGTATTAATAGAAACTAAGACTCTTGGTGATCCGTTAATGAATGAATTATATATGGCCGGTATTCCTACTAGAGGATTTAATCCTCAAGGTCATGGGGGTAAAGTTGCAAGAGCTAGGTCAACCTTACCTGAAATAGCTAGTGGAAGAGTTTATGTGCGAGAGTCCTTTAAAAGTAAAAAATTATTTAAACATGCTAAAGAATTATTAGAAGCAGCCATAAATTTCCCATCTCATTCAAGTAATGATATTATTGATACCATGAGTCAAGTTCTTATAACTCTCAAACGTGAAAAAATATTAATTCATGAAGATATTTATGAAGAACCAGAGAATGAACCCGATTTTAACATTTTCAACTATCAATAGGCCTTAGTATGAACCTACAAAATGTATTCAACAAAATTCACCAAGAGAAATTAGTTAATAATATAGAGCAAAAGAATAAATCTTTAGAGCGAGAATTAGATAACGAACAAGAGGATGTTATTGATGATTTGTTTAATGCTAATCTTGAGATGAATAAAGGTCAAGAACAACAAGATATGCTTGATAATGAAATGCAACAAGGTAAGAAGGTAATTGATCAAGATAATGAAAAGATTCAAACTGATTTAATCTATGAATTAAAAAATATAGCTGATTTAATACCTGAACATACAAGACAATCTATTGCGAAAGATGTAATGGATAATCTTGATAATGATAAAAAATCTCGCGAACAATGGTTAGATAATATAAGAGAAGGTAAAGAGCAGTTTAATATACGCACTAAAGATGATTCAAGAAGTTCTGACAGTCAAATAATAGAGGGTCGTAAGCAAATGTCATCTGATAAATCTTATGCCTTAAATAATGCTATAATTAAAGCTACATCAACATTATCCTCTATCTTCTTAGGCGAAGAAATTATTAATTTTTCAATTACAGAAGGAACAAGCGAGTTAAAAAATAAAGCTATTAAGCTTAAGAATTTTATTAATCAATATTTTAACTTAGCTATTCCTAATTACAAAGAAGATAAAAGGAATTCTTTTTATGATTTAGCTTTAGAAGGAAATGTTTATCAAAAAATCTATTATGATTCAACCGAGAAGAAACTTGTTAATTATTATTTACCTGCATTAGATATTGAAGTTAATCCTTATTCACGTAGTGCTGATGATGCTACTCGTATATCTCAACGTGTTCATATGAGTAAATTTGAGTTAGATGCTAAAATTGCTAATAAAGATTTTCTTGAATATAACTATCGTCCTATTGGATCTGGCTATGGCGAAGATGATGATGAGTATGATGATGATATGGTTGACGGAAGTGAAGATAGAGATGATAACGTCTATGAATTTTATCAAGTTAGAGTTAGATATAAATTAAATGATTTTGGAGATTTGGGGGATTATAAGCCACCAGTTGAAAGAGATTTGCCATATTTAATTGATATTGATATTTCTTCAGGAAGAATTGCAGCTATTCATGAATTCTGGGAGTCTGATGATCCTAATTTCAAAACTATTCAAAATTACGTAAAAAGCTCATATTTTTCTAATTCCGAAAGTTGGAACTGGGGATTGTTACACTTGGCTGCTCCATTAGTTAAATCAGCTACTAATAAGATCAGAATGATTGCTAATGCCGGTGCTTATTCAAGTCATCCAACAGTATTAGTTAATAAAGCTATTAAGAATACTAATACCACGCAAGTATTATTCCCTGGTAGCATGATACCGGTTGATACTGGTGGAAATTTTAAATTATCTGAACAAATTAGTCCGCTGCCCTTTCCACAAGCATCACCTTCATTATCTGAATTGATGCAATATTACGAACAAGGTGTAGATCAGATTACTTTAAGTTTAAATGATATAGGTAATATTGGTGCTAATACTCCTGCAAGCTCCATTATGATGATGATAGATGAAGCTTCTAAAATACCTAATTTTATTATTCGTGGTGTTTATGATGCTTTAACTCGTGAATATAGAATATTTTTAACACAACTTAAGAAATATGCTCATTTAATTGATCCTCAATATATGAGTTTTGAGTTTAGAGAATTACTTAATGAGTTTAATTTTAATGATCCTAATGTAATTATTACTCCTATTGCTAATAGCAAAGTATCATCTCAATATATTGACATGATTAAGTATGAAAACTTACTTAATTTAGCAGATAAATATACTCAAATCAACGTAGATTATATATTACGTAATTATGTAACTAATTTAGATTTTAATCCTGATGAGATTTTAAAACCCGAAGCACAAATCTCGCCAACGACTCCAATGATAGAGACTGCATCTCTAATGGCAGGTCAACCTGTAAAAGCATTTAAGGATCAAGATCAAGAGTCTTATATATTAGCATTACAAGTCTTTATAGATTCATTAAATGCAGCACAAGATTTACCTCCTGAGACTAAGCAACCTATATTAAATAATGCAACTATGTTAATGGCACAAAGGAAATTCTTTGACGCATTAAATAAAATTGAAGAGCAAATTAAACAAAGCCTTGCTCAAGAAGGAGCACCTGAAGAGGAAATTGCAGAATTTAAATTACCTGAAGATATATCAGAACTTGATCCTTCTATACTTAATCAGATTGCTCTTATGGAAGCACAAACTATTGCTCAAGATCAACAACAGCAAGAACAAGCAGCCACGCAGATTCCACCACCACTTGACCCTAATCAAGTTATGCAAAATCAAGTTGAAGTGGAGGCTCAAAAAGTTCAAGTTGATGCTCATGCGATTGAACAACGTGCGCAGACTGATAATATTAAAGCTCAAACTGAACTTCAAAAAGCACAAATTGTTCAAGAAACTACGCTTCAAAAAGCAATGATAGATCGTGAGAAAGAGATAGAGAAAGCTAATATTGCTGCGAAGATTAAATTGACTGAGATATCAAGTAAATTACAGCAGATTTAAAGTTGCGTCGTTTATAAGCGATTTTTCTTGTCCAGAATATATCGTTTTTACAGATTTTTGCAAATTATAAAAAATAATAATACACTTATATCGTTAAGTTATTAACATTAATTCTAGGAGATAAAAATGTATTTAGAACACATAAAAAGTAAATTAGGTTCAGCTAATGCTAAAATTCATACTGGCAAAAGTGAAGTAGTAAAAAGATTACACCGTAAAAAAGGTGGTTGTATAACAAGAACAAGACATGATATGGGTGGTATTGCTCTTCCTCCTGCTTATAGTGGGATGACTCCAGCTCCTTCTGCTGGTAAATTTGGTAGTCCAGCTCCTTCTGCTGGTGTATTTGGTCATAAAAAAGGTAAAAGAGTTAAACGTGAGCCTCATTTTTTAGGAACTTTGTTAGGTGCTGCTTCAGCAATACCTGCTCTTATAGATTTATTTAGAAAGAAATAATTATAACAATAGGATTATAAAATGAATCATATAACAAAAGCTCATATTAAAAAAGCAATGAAAGAACATCATATGATAGGAAAAATGCTTGGTGATAAAACTCTTGATAAAAAAACTCATAAAAAAGCAACGAGAGAACATCATTTTTTAGGAAGTTTAATCGGTATGCTTGCTAAAGGTGCGGGTATGGCTGCTCCTTATTTAGCAAAAGGTCTTAGTTTAGGCGCAAAAGGTCTTGGTGCTGTTGGCGGTACTCTTGCTAGAAATGCCGGAAATATAGGACATGCAGTTAATGCTGCCGGTACTGCAGCTCAAGCAGGTATGGCGTTTAATCAAATGCGTCAAGCAAATAAATCAGCAGCAGCTCAAGAAAGAATGATGAATGCACAAGCTCAAGGTGCTGAAGATCAAAATGCTTATCTTAAAAAGAAAATGGAAGCAGAACAAGTTCAAAAAAGAGGTGGTCGTACTAAGTCTCATAGAAGGCATTAATAAATTAATAAATATCACATTAGTATTAAAAAAACGTTGTATAAAAAATATTTTCTATTACACTATTATTAATTAGTAATTGGCAACAATATAATAATAATTATGGATTTAGAAAATTTTGTACAACGTTTACTTTATATGCGTGCTGAATGTGCGGATATGTTATTAGATCAAAATGTTATTCAAGGCGATATAAATAATTACAATCGCATCTTTGAAAGAAGAAAAACAATCATAGAAATATTAGAAGAATTTAAAAAGTTTCAAAGCGATGCTAGAGATAGTGATGCTTTGAAAATAAAATTTACCGGAACAACTATAATTTAGTTATCTATTCAGAGGAGACAACATGAACGGAAAAAATTTTAAAGAACATAGTTCCAAGTATAATATATCCCCATCATGGCATAAAGAATTCAAAAAAGAATGGACTGAAGAAGAAATCACCGCAAATATAATTAAAGAAATAGGTTTTGATGTAATCAGACCTGAAAGAAATTATGTTTACGGTAAGCTTTATAAAATGAGTAATGAAGGCATGACTATTCATTATGCTGAAGAAACTATTATCAGAGATGTTTTAGAACAATCCGTATTTAAAATATTAGCTTTTGGTGAAGATTGTTTTAAAGACAAAGAATCTTTTCCTAAAGGTCAGCGTTTTTATATAGGTCAATGGTATAAATTTTCTAAATATGAATATGATAAATTCAAAGTAGGTGACGAATATGTAGCTATGTTACCAGATATTACTTTAAAAGCTCATGTATGTGATCCGTATTATGTCGATCATTTATTTTTAACGCCTTATATTTAGTATCAACCTAGAGGAGACAACCAATGGATGATAAAAGTAAATTTTTAGACGATGAAGAAGAGGCGATTTTGGAAGGAAGAGTTCCAACTACCGAAAAAGATCTTCAAGAAATAGTAGAAGAACATTTAGATGACGATGATACTAATGATTTTGATCTTGATGATCAAGAAGAGGAAGAAATAGACGTAGATTCTTTTGATGAACGAAGTAGACGTGCTAAACAAGAAGAAATTGAAAATAATAATAAGCTTGTAGAACGTTTAAATGTCTTAGAAGAACAAGCTAATCAAAACAATGAAGAAAAAATAGCTAAAGAATATGAAATATCACAACAACGTAGGCTTATTTATCAACAGCAAGCAGAAAGAATAGAAGCTGAATATAAAAAAGTTAAAGATGATATTGAAACTGTTAAGGCTATTAAACGCGATGCTGAAGTAAAAGAAGACAAAGCCCGCATATTTCAAGCTGAGGACACTTTAGAGAAGCTAAATGAAGCGCGCTTTAATTTAGATCTAAAAATGCGTGAATTTGCTAAGCAAGCACCTCAAGACTATTCTAGCGATGAAGAGTATGTTACTGATAATCGTCCTACTCCACGAAAACAATCTTCTAAATTTGATCTTAATAAATTAGACCCTGATTCTAGAAATTTTGTTAAAACTAATCCTTATATGAATCCATCTTCAGAACATTATGATCAAGGACTTGTTGATGAAACCATAGCAGTTATGGAAGATTTAAAGAAAAAATATGTGTTTAGTGGTAAAAAAGCTAAGGTTTATTCTGCTGGATTCTATAGAGAGGTAGAAGATGCTATGCATAATAAATATAGTACTCGTGATGAAAGAATGCGTAATTTAGTAAATAATCCTATAACAGGTGTAAAAAGAAATGGAGATTTTATGAGAGATGGAAGAAATAAAAGTCTAGGACTTTTAAATAACATGGCTAGAAAATTAATTAAAAAAGTCGAAGTAAAAGATAAAAATGGAAAACCTTTAAATCCTGAACTTAAAGCTAAATTATATAAAAAATATAATGATAAACATCAAGAAAATAAAGCTCATGAAAGAGGGTATTACTCATGAATAATCAAGAAATCAAAGAAGATGAAGTAAGTTTTAAAGCCATTAAAACTCGTTCTGAGGATAAACGCAAAACTAAATTATCTTATGATGAATATAGAACGACTATGATGAATAGTCGTCTTGGTAAATTACATATTCCAAAAGAAATAATTCCGTCTGATAAAAAATGGTTATTTGCAGATCTTAATCCTGCTAGTAAACGTGATTATCAAATGGAACTTATGGAAAAGGGTTGGATACCTGTTAAAAAAAGTATGCATCCATATTTTAATATTATTACTGAAAAGAATAAAAACAATAATGAAGATGTAGTAATAAGACATGGACAGATATTGATGGAGATAGATAAATATATCTGGGAATATCATGAGAAAGCTAATTATGAATTAGCGCTACAAGGCGCAGCTACTGCAGGTCGAAAACCTAATTATTCTCCAGCACGTCCTGGTTTATTTGAAAGGGCTGAAGGTAAAGTAAAAGAATATAGTCATGTAAGACGTCCGGTTAGAGATGATGATTTTTAATTTAGGAAATTTTAACGGCGCATCCATTAAAATTTCCTATGTTTCTTTATAAACAAATTATAGTTTAAATCAAAACATTTTATTCTTTATTTTTTCTTTATTTCTCAAGAAATTAACTGTTATTACAAATTTTTGACATATCTTTGTTAGTTACCTACAATATTAATATAGGTCGGAAAACTTATATTAATTAAAGGAGATAACTAACATGGTAGCTTATAATCAAAATCAGGGAATGAATCCAGTAAAATCTTTTGCTGATCATCCTTATTCAGCAAATTTCTTATGGTATCCTATAGCAAGCGGATATAATGCAAGCATTTTTGTAGGAAGTCCAGTAACAGTAGCAACAAACTCTGGTACAATTACTATTGGTGCAACTAATGATAGAATACTTGGTTCAGCAAGAGCATTTAAAGATTTTACAACAGGTGGTACAGGAATAGTTGCACCAAGTGCAAATCAAGGAGTAATTCCAACAACAATCCAACAATATTGGGCAGCAAATACAATTAAACCTACAGGTGTGCAAACATATGTTGCCGTTCAGGTTGATATAAATACTTTATATAATATGCAATCAAATCCAATAGATATGCCTACTGGTTTTCCAGTAACAAGTTTATTTGATGGAGCAAACTTTTCAATTCAATCTGGTTCTTCAGCAGGTTCCGGTAATATTTCAACAGGTTATTCAACAGCCAAGATTAGACAACTAACAACTGGCACTGCTGCTACAACAAATTTTCAAGTGATTAATTTATCACCAAACAATGGCAATGAATGGAACACTATAAATAATAATGTGTTGGTAAAAATCAACGCAAGCATTTGCTACCCATCATTAACAATATAATTAAAACATTTAAAAGGAGATATTTAAATGGCACAAGTAACAAGATCGCAAATTATAAATTTTATGTGGCCTGGATTAAGCTTAGTATTATGTGATGCTAAGTATTATGAAAGTTTATATAAAAAATATTTTAAGCTAGTTCCAACTAAAAAAGCATTTGATATAGTTGTTGAATATGCACCAATGGGATATGCGAAAGCAATGAACGAAGGTGAAGCATATGAACTACAAACTAACTTTATTATCAATAAAACTCAATATGATCATACAAGCTTTTCTTCTGCTATTGAGTTCACTTTTGAATCAATCGACGATAATTTATATACTGATGAATTTCCGAACGCTGGGGAGCAAATTAAAGCTTCTTTAGTATTAACTCGTGACGTAAATGCTACTAACGTATTTAATTTTGCGTTTAATAATACTAATCCAATCGGTGATGGTCAAGCATTTGCATCAACTCAACATCCAACAGCAGTTGGTGTATATTCTAATGTTCTTTCTCCTGCTACTTTTAGTGAGACAGCTCTTACAGATATGATCACAATTGCTCAGACATTACCTGATGCTGCTGGTAAAGTATTGAATTATGAAGGTGACAAATTACTTTGTTCACCAACTCTTCAATATGACGTGGCTCGAGTGTTATTTAATGCTGAACGTCCTGGTACTGCTAATCGCGATATCGGTGTTGTATATCATCAAGGATTTGTAAAAGGTGGTTACGTGGTTAATCCTTACTTAACTAATCCTAACTCATTCTTCTTATTTACAACATGTCCAAACGGATTGCTTTTCTATGAGAAAAATATGGCTGAAGTATCTTCATGGATGGATGAAAAAAATAGAACTGTTGGTATGGGTGGTTTTGATCGTTATTCAAGTGGTCCATCTAATGCTAGATCAACTATTTGTTGTCAAGGTTTCTAATTTAAAGAGGGTTATAATGGTTTTTTCATTAACTACACAAAATAAAGTTTATCAAACTGTACAATTTAGTCCTTCTATTAGTATAGGAAAAGTACAAGCAAATACATTAAATGGTGAACAAGTGGGTGTACCACAACCTCAATTAGGTTGTATTTCTGTTGTTCCTTTAGTTAATACTAATAATAATTTAGCAGCAGCAGTAGCAGCTCCAACTAGTGCTTCATATATATCTCTTACGGCTGGAGCCGGTGTAACAGCAGTACCTGGTGTTTATAATGTGTTTACTAATACAACGGATACAATTTATTTTTTTGACATTCCACGCGCAGTAACTATTACCTTAGGCTCATTTTCAGGTACTACTATTTTTACTGTATGGGGATTTGATGAAGATAATGTATTTATGACTGAACAAATTTCTGCTGTTTATGGTGCTACTACTTCTGGTAAAAAAGCTTTTGCAGGAGTTACTAGAGTTTGGGCAGCCGGTGCAACTTCTTCTGTTGTATCTATAGGTACAAGTGGCATTATCGGTCTTCCTTACGTATTAGATAATGTTAATAGAATTATGGGTACGGGTAATTATGGAACAGGAAATGTATTTGGTGCAATTGGTGCTCTTTATACAGTGGCAGATATTACAAATCCTGCAACAGCAATTACTGGAGATGTTAGAGGGACTGTTAATTTAACCTCTCTTACTATTGATGGTATTAAAAGATTTTCTGTAGCATGGATTATGGAAGCACTTCCTTTTGAAGTAAGTCAACAAACTTATACAACTGTTTATGGAGTACCTCAATACGCAGCTCCTTATAACTAAAACGGAGATTTATTGATGAAGATTCAAGTACTTAATAGCTATTTAGTTGATAATACTAGCTTTTATGCTGCTACTCAAAGCAGAACAGGATCTGGAACATTAATACTTAATTATGCTGCTTTTAATGCAGATGCTAATATTGTTGTATCTACTCCTGAGTGGAATAGAAAAGTTACTTTTACCTCTATTGCAAATAATTCAGCAACTAATGTTACTATTGTTGGTAATGATGTATTTGGAAATATAGTTACTGAAGTTTTAGCTGGATCTAATAATAACACAGTAACTTCAATTCAATATTATAGTACGATAACTTCTTTGACTACTAACGGAAATATTACTGCTATGAGCGTTGGTTTTGGTATTTCAGCTCAATCTATTCCTTTTAAAATGTCAATGAATGTTACAAAAGCTCAATGGGCAGTACAAACTGTTATAGGAGGAACAATAAATTATGATTTACAATATACATTATTTCCTTTTGAAAACTACACTTCCTTACCAACATTTGATTCTACAAATAATTGGCTTAATGTTCCCATAATAGCACCTGGAGGAAATACAGGTACAGGTACAGTAGTTGCTGCTCTAACTACTTCACAATATTTAAATTTTGCAGCACCTGTTTATGCAATTAGATTTGTGATTAATTCAGGGACAGCTCCTACATTTCAAGCATTTATGGCTCAACAAGGAACGTTATAAAGGAGGGTTAAATGGCAATTACCCTAAATCCTTTTATAAATGTAACGGCAAATGAGGTTATTATAGAGTCTTTTGAACGTATCGGTTTAAGTCTACCTGAATTAGTTGGAAATCCTCTTAATAGTGCAATAAATTCTTTAAATATCTTACTTACTGATTGGGCAAGATATAATAATCTTTATAGTATTCAACCGTTTATGGTTAATCTTGTAGCAAGTCAGAAAAGCTACCAATTACCGATAGGCACTGCTGACCTTCCTGAGCGCGAAGTATCTGTTGCGAAGATTATAAGACAACTTGGAGGAGCGGCGAGTTCTGATTCTGGTGTTGCTGAGAATGCATTTGACGGTAACCCTAATACTGCTTGTATTCAAAACTCGCCAAATGGGTGGATTAAGTTTCAATATGACAATGATGGTTTTGCTATAGATTATATAGGTATTCAGGCAAATGTTACTACTCAATATAATCTTATTATTGAATATGCGATAAATGTTTATAATTATATTAATGACATTTGGACTACAGTAATTGCGCCAGGATCTCAAACTTATACGCAAGGGCAACAAGTATGGCTTGTTAATAAAGTAGCTCAATTCGCTTTTGCTTGGAGAATTAGAGAGACTGGCGGTGATATATTAAATATTCAAGAGATTTATTTCTGCACACATAATATCTCAAGACAAATTAGCTTACTCAGTCGCAGTCAATATTTAGGGATAGCAACTAAAGATTTAACAGGAAGTGTTTCAAGTTATTTATTTAATAGAGATACTAACCCTTCAATTACTTTATGGCCAGTTCCTGATGGTAAACCTGATTATCCTTATCTTATTCTCAACTTAAAAATACTCAATCCAAAGATTATTAATTTAACAGATGTAATTAATATTCCTAATAGATTTTATGAGGCTTTATGTGCAAATTTAGCTCTTAAATTTGCCCAGAAGGATAAAATAATGGGTATCGAAATATCGCCTGATAAAATGGTTAATTTAATGCAATTAGCTGAAAAATCTATGGAGGATATTGAACAAGAAGATACTGAACATGCACCATATATTTTTCAGTTTAATTTATGAAATATAAGAAAAATCGTCGATATCAACCTTATTCTTTTAGGAATCATCATCCTACTGCTAAATGTGATATATCTGGCTTTAAGATTATGCATTATGATTTAAGAAAACAATATGAGTGGTATGGTAATACTTTAACTTTTAATGGATTTTATGTTCATAAAGATTTCTTAACTGAGCCAAATCCTCAAGGAAAAGTATTAGCATTACCTGGTGATCCATTTCCAGTAAATATTCCTCGTCCTTTTTATGTACAACCTACTGAGGCTATAACACTTAATAATACTGGCAACACTGTAATCTATACTATTGGTGGCTCACCAGTAATTATTAATCCTAACATCACTATATCTCAAGCAAATGCTATTACAGATTTAAGTACAGGTATTTTACAAGTGCTTATTTATGATAATGTAACTTTAGAAGATAATTTAACTGTTATAAACGGTGGGTCGGTAATTGTTAGTGGAAATTTTATAATAGTTGGCGGAGTAAATATTGGAACTATTCGAGGTGGATTAAATGGAACACCGCTTTATATAATATTACAACCTGGAGCAAATAATACTAATGCTTCTGCTATCTTGCAAAACGTTAATTTTTCAACTTTTAATTCCCAAAAAATTAATAAAAGTGTAAAATTCATAATAATGAATAATGCAGGTATAAATAGTGACGGAGGTTACACTAATGTACTTTGCCAAGAGTAGGAGGAAAGTAGGAGACGACTATGCCGCTAGCTCAAAATGATTATTTTGGACTGGTCAATGATATACAGCAATATATGCAGAATTCTTCATTGTCCCTTACCAATGAAATACCAAGATTTATATCTAATGCTCAACAAGCAATTGCGCTTGATTTAAAATCTATTGAAGATCGAGTTACTGTTGATTTTAATTTGGTTATAGGCCAACAAATTGTTCCAAAACCACAAGACTATAAAAACTTATCTACATTTTATATTTTTACTGCTTCGCCTGCAACACCACTGATTTATAATATCTTAACTCCGCTTAAATCTGCATCTTTAGATTATTGTTATATATATAGTCCAAATCAATCAGTATTGGCTCAACCATTATATATTGCCGAAGCTGATGTTTATAATTTTCTTATAACTCCTACTCCTGATAAAGAGTATCCGGCTAGGATAATATATTATCAATTACCGCTAGCTCTTAGCGAACTTACACCAACTAATACTCTCACTAATAATGCTTATAATTTATTACTTTATCGCTGTTTACTTGAGGCAATTCCTTATGAAAAGGCAGATGAACGCACTAAATATGATCAACTATATAGCGAAACTCTAACTAAATATCAACGTGAAGAGCAAATGCGCAAAACCTCAGGATTTTTTACAAGGAGTTTACAATGACAATTAGTTTTAGCAATCCTTATTCAGTATTTCCGTTATCTTCTGCTCAGTATGGGTTTCAGTATTTTGACTTAAATGCGGATTCTACATTTGCATGGCCTGAAAATAACTCAAATTCACAGTTTATAATTGCTCAACAAATGTATGTGACAACTAGCAATATTAATAATAAGTTTATTTTTCCACCTGCTAATTTAGTAGGAATAGGTAGAACATTTCAAGTATTTAATAATGGGGAACTTACATTTAGTATTTATGACAATAGTGATAATTCTCTTGCTACTATTTCATCTGGTCAGTTGTATCAATGCACAGTAGGTGATAATAGCGATGCTTCTGGTATGTGGAAAGTATTATTACTTGGTACAGGTTCTTCAGGTGCAAATGCTAATGCTTTATCAGGTTATGGACTTTCTTCATTAACTAATTCAAAAATTAATACTAATCTTCCTGAAATAGTAATAACAAATGCTTATACAGTTCAGCCTAGTGATCGTGGATCAATACTTAGTTATACTGGCGGCACTAATAATATTATTCTTCCTTCTCCTGTAGATGGATTTATAGTTGGCGTTATTAATAATAGTACAGTTGGTGGACTTTTAACTCTACAACCTCCTCCTGGTTACACTATTAATAATGCTTCTAATTTAAGTCTTGCTCCTGGAGATTCTACTTTTATTACTGGTGGCGCTAATTACAATGCTATTGGGATTGGAAGATTAAGTTTTGGTACTGGTTCATTACTTGGATTAGATGTATCCGCAAGTCTTAATATAACTTTAACTACTGCTCAATCTAGTAATAATATTATAATATTTTCTGGAAATTTATCTAATAATATTAATGTTTATTTTACTCCTGTACAGGTAAATAAATATGATATTTATAATAATACTACCGGTGGTTTTAATATTACAGTTTCTGTTTTTGGTGGAACAAATACTTATATTTTAAAAGATCAGGAAAGATATGCTTATTTTACTGATACTTCTGAATTATATAACGTTCCAAACAATCCTGGTGCTCCTTTTTGGGTATCTAGTTCAAGTCCATCTTTACCTAATCAAGTTAATCTAGGGGGATTATCAAGTGGATTAGTCGGTATTAATGTGGCTGCTGCTTATGCTACCCCTTATACTATACCTATTTATAATGATATAATATCTAATAATTTCTTTTTTGGTGCTAATTCAGTTCCTTTACCACTTCCTACTGGTCTTAATAATACAGCAGTTGGTATTAATACGGGAAGTGTGATATCTAATGGTGATGCTAACACGGCTATTGGAGCTTATAGTTTAAAATTAAATACTACTGGCGATGCTAACACGGCTATTGGAGCTTATAGCCTACAATCAAATACTACTGGTGAAGATAATACAGCAATTGGTACTTATAGCCTACAATCAAATACTACTGGTTTAGATAATACAGCAGTTGGATATTATGCACTTAATTCTAATACTACTGGGCTACAGAATATAGCAATTGGTACTTATAGTTTAAAATTAAATACTACTGGGCTACAGAATACAGCAGTTGGTGTTTCTAGTTTAGAATTTAATACTACTGGTAGTAATAACACAGCTTTTGGTTTTAATGCACTTAATTCTAATACTACTGGGACACGGAACACAGCAGTTGGTGGTTCTAGTTTAGAATTAAATACTACTGGGATACAAAACACAGCAGTTGGTTTTGACGCACTTGGTTTTAATACTACTGGTAGTAATAACACAGCTTTTGGTTTTAATGCACTTAATTCTAATACTACTGGTGGAAATAATACAGCAGTTGGATCTTATGCACTTAATTCTAATACTACTGGGCTACAGAATATAGCAATTGGTACTTATAGTTTAAAATCAAATACTACTGGTGGAAATAATACAGCAGTTGGTGGTTCTAGTTTAGAATTAAATACTACTGGGATACAAAACACAGCAGTTGGTTTTGACGCACTTGGTTTTAATACTACTGGTTTAGATAATACAGCGGTTGGTTTTAATAGTTTAAATTCCAATACTACTGGTGGAGCAAATACGGCAATTGGTACTCATAGTTTAGATTCCAATACTACTGGTTTAGATAATACAGCGGTTGGATCTTATAGCCTTTATTTAAATACTACTGGTAGTAATAACACAGCTTTTGGTATTGAGAGTCTTTATTCTAATACTACTGGGACACGGAACACAGCAATTGGTACTCATAGTTTAGATTCCAATACTACTGGTTTAGATAATACAGCGGTTGGATCTTATAGCCTTTATTTAAATACTACTGGTAGTAATAACACAGCTTTTGGTATTGAGAGTCTTTATTCTAATACTACTGGGATACGGAACACAGCAATTGGTACTCATAGTTTAGATTCCAATACTACTGGGATGCAGAATACAGCAGTTGGATATTATGCGCTTTCTTCCAATACTAGTGGCACTAATAATATAGCAATTGGTGCCCTTACTCTTTCTTCTAATACTACTGGTGGGGATAATATTGTTATAGGTTATAATGCATTTTCTGGTAATACTACTGGTGGATATAATATTGTTATAGGAAGAGTTGCGGGAGTTTCTCATGACGGTAACAATCAATGTATATTTATTGGTGATAATTCTAATTCTACTGGTGGAAGTTTAACTAATGCTATTGCAATTGGTAGCGGTGCACAGGTTTCAAATTCTAATACTATGATACTTGGAGCTACAGGTACAGCAGTGGCTGTTAATTCAATAGCTAATTTAGTTGTTACTGCTAATAGCAATGCAAACGGAACTGTCGGATCAGTTCAATTAAATCGTACTACTAATGTGACAGTAAATACTACTGCATGTAAAACAACCTCAAAAATATTTCTTACTCCTTTAACTAATGGAACACCAATTAATAATGGTATTGTATCAGTAAATACTATAGCTAATGGTAGCTTTAAGGTCGTCTCTACTGGAGCATCAGATACTTCCTTTGTTCAATGGTTTGTGGTTAATCCAGTATAAAAGGCATAAATTATGACAGATATAGTAATACCTTTAGATTCTAAGATAGGAATAAAAAGAGACAATACTGATTATAATTCTGAATATTATATTGATGGAGAATGGTGTAGATTTTATGATAATAGTCCTAAAAAAATGGGTGGTTATAAATTAATATACTCTGGTACATCTGAAATTATAAGAACATTATATGAATTTAATAATTCAGCTACAATAAATGTTTATTTAGGAAGAGAAATAGGTGGTATTAGTTTTCTTAATATTAATTCAAATGGAGTAGTAGTTGGTGTTGAGATTATTAGAACTCCTTCTAGTTATGTTCCTACTTCAGGTAATGTTTGGATATTTGATCAAATAAATTATTTAGAGGCTGGTATTCCATTTTCCGTAATATTTGCTCAAGTTGCACCTAATGATATTAATACTAATAATAATATTGAAGGTAATATCTATTATGGAGGAGCATATGATACGGCTCTTTTTCAACCAGTAGTGAATAATGCTGTTATTCCTCAACCAGTTATTGCATCAGGAGGGATAATAGTAGCCACACCATTTGTTATTGCTTATGGAAATTATGGTATAATTCAATGGTCTAATGCAGATGATCCTTTAGTATGGGATACAATGATTAATACGGCTGTTATTGCTAATACCCCTAAAATTATTACCGCTGCAACGATTCGTGATAATGTTAATGTTTCCGTTTTATTTTGGTGTGTAGATAAATTAGTTCGTTCAACTTATGATACTAGTGTTACTCCTGCTACTTTTAGTTCAGTAGTTCTTGATGATACTATTTCTATATTAAGTAATCATAGTTCTTGTGAATACAATAATATCTATTATTGGGTAGGTAATACACAATTTTATTTATATGATGGTATAGTAAAAAAACTTTCAAATAATTTAAGTACTGATTATTTTTTTAATAATTTAAATAGAGCATATCAAGGTAGAATTTTTACTACAGTTATTAAGAAATATTCTGAAATTTGGTTTCATTGGCCAAGTGGAACTTCTACAGAATGTAACGAAATATTAATATATAATACTGAATATAATACTTTTTATGATGCTTCTATATCTAGGACTTGTAGTGTTCCTCCTAGCGCTGTTTTACCTTATCCATTACTTGCTGCTGCTACACCTTTAGTAAATCCTTTTGTTCCTCCTATAATGGGAATTCCTGTACAGACTTATGGAATATGGATACATGAGTATGGAGTAAATCAAATCATATATAGTAATGTTTATGCAATAAAATCACTTATTGTTACTAAATATTTTTCTTTTCCAAAAGATAACCCGAATACTGATGTTTGTACTATCTTAAAACGTTTAGAAAATGATTTTGTTCAAACCGGTAATATTAAATTTAGAATACTCCGGAAAGCATGGCCTAATACTCCTCCTATTTATTCAAAGTACTACATCATAAGTCCTACTATTGAAAAAACTGACATTGATAATGAAGATAGAATGGCAAGAATATGGGCTATAGAATTTACATCTAATGAAGTTGATGGTGATTTTATATTAGGAAGAACTCAAGCAGTATTAGCAACTGGAGATAAACGCCCTCAACCAACAGAGGTAACAGATTAGATATGGCTAATTTAATTTTTATTCAGAATCCTACATTACCAACTTTTGAAAGTTGGAGTGCACAGCTTCTTATAGATCTTCCTACTTATGACATTCCTATATCTTATACAGTTGATAATTGGTGGGAATGGGCTAGCCAATTTATAAAAAATAATAATTTAGATTCTGTTACTCCACTTCCTACTCGTCTTTCTTATCCAAATAAAGATGATTGGAAAAAATGGGTATTGTTCGTAGTAAGTTCAACTTCTCTTTTTGCAATATCATAAATATGAAAAAAACAAATCTTACATTTATGGAAAAGCATTCTTTAATAGAATCTAAAACTAATGAAGTTCTTTATCGTAATCCTCAAGTAAACAAAGCTTTTGTAAGAATTATTTTTTCAAAAGATCTTAATACAAGAAAGAATCATTTAATTAATTTAATTAAGAATATTGTATTAAAATTTCATTTATATTAATGAGTTTTATAATGAGTAAATTAAGAATTATAACCGTAGAAATTAATCCTGATAAGATAAAACACGATAGGATTGTAACTTATAGAACTCAAAAGATTATAGAAGAAAATTGGGTGCAGTTTTCTAAGGTATTATATGCTGATTTTGAAAATATAGATAGACATGTATTTACTCTAGTTAGGGATATCATACAGAAATTTCACTTATATCAATAAATAGATTAAAATTGAAATAATGAATTAATAGAAAAAAAGGAGAAGAATAAATGAAACAGCCTATAAATTTAGATAATGATGATCATTTACATATGATCAGACATTTTGCTCATCAAGCTGGCTCTACTCCTGTACATTTAGACAATGAGTCTATAAGAGGTCTTCGTAATCTACATAACTTAGTTCATAATGAAGATGTTGAGCATGATTTTTCAAAATTAAAAACATTATTTGCACAACCTAATATTGCAATTCATTTAAAGAGTCAAATAGAGAAAAAAAAAGCTAATGGCGGTGTGATTAATGATTATATTAATACATTAAAACATAATGGTTCAGGAGAAAATTCTGAATTATCTTTAGTCCCTAATGAATTAGTTAAATTTTTAGATGATAGTTATTCTTTAGGTACAACCAATCCTCATACAGGTCATAAAGAATATTATCTTGGTAAGATGTTTGATGGTTTAAATAATATATTTAAGCCTATTAAAGATTCTATGACAACAACACCACAAACACCTATCCCTACTCAAACGTCAACTTCAATGCATGAAGAACAACCTAGAGAAGGTCATGGGTGGGGTGATATGATTGGAATGCCAACACTTTCTGGAATAAAAAATGCAGCGTCTAATCTTGGAACAGGTGCATACAATGCAGCATCAACCCTTGGTAATGCAGCTTATAATACAGGTAAATATACTTATGATATTGGTAAAGGTACATATAATGCAGCGTCTAATCTTGGAAACACAATGTATGGTTTAGGTAAATATGCTTATGGTGCAGGAAATACCCCTAGTGAAATAGGAAATACAACTCCTCCACCAGGATTAATACAAAATGTAATGCGAGGAATTGCAGGACCAATAGGTGGAGCAGTAGGAGGATTAGGTGGACAATATGCTGGTCAAAGAGTTGGTCAAAATTTAGCTGCTGGAATCCCTCTTATAGGACATCTTGCAGCTCCTATTGTAGGAAATATCGCTGGTAATATGGCATATAATGCTGGTGCTAATAGAGGTAAAAATAAAGGAATTGAATTAGCAGATAGATTTTATAATTATGTTAGCGGAAATAATCCATCTCAAATTAACCCTGATCCACAAAATTCTAATAATTCTTCTACTTCAAAATTCCCAATGCTTTCTGGAATAGGAAACACTGCATATAATGCAGCATCAACTCTTGGAAACGCAGCTTACGGTCTTGGAAAAGGTGCATATAATACAGCACAAAAATTTGGAAATAATATTTATGATTTGGGAAAAAGTGCAGGAAACACTGCATATAATGCAGCATCAACTCTTGGAAACACAGTTTATGGTCTTGGAAAAGGCGCATATAATACAGCACAAAAATTTGGAAATAATATTTATGATACCCTTCCTACAATGCCTAGATTTAGTAAAACTTCCGGTAGTCCTTTTGGAAATCCAGCAAATAATATGAATAACCCTAATATACCTTCTGGTACTGTTAGAGGAAATCCTTTTGAAAAATTAACATCTACAAATATAGAACAACCTGATGAAGACGGTGATATATTTTATGATGCTTCATCAGATTGGGAAAAATAAATATGATAAATTATAAATACAGTATAAATCCTAGAACTAGCAATTATGCTAATGGCGGATATGTCCATAATTTAGTTGAAAAAGCTTATCAAGAACATAGTTTCGGTGGAGATATTTATGATTCTTCTAGCGCAGTTCTTAAAAAAATAAAAAATCATTTACCTTCTGTATCCTCTGAAGTTATTGGTGATCAAATTAGAAAAATTCCTGAATATATTCATTCTGGAGCGCAGAATATTGCGCAGGAAGCGCCTAAATTAATTAATCATGGAACAAAACTTGCTCAAGAATTAGTAAAAAAACATTTGGGGTATAATTAATAATTTAGAGGATAATAATGCAAAAAGAGCTTTTAAGAGAGATTTTAACAAATCATAAATATCCAGAGATAGCTAAATCAGGTGGAGTTGTGCCTGAAGAAGCTCATTTTAATTTAAAAGAAGTAGAGTTACTTAATTCTCTTCAAGGTAAAGAAGTCCGCTTACCTGATCATGGTAATATCCGTTCATTCATGCCTCTTGCTGAGTTATTTTCCGATCCTACTTATTTACGTTTAGTAAGGCAGATTATTGAGAATTTAGATGAACATCAAGTAGATGATAGTGAAATAGAATACGCTTTAGATGAGTTTACAGAAGAAAATAAAGACAAAACAACTATCCAGCCAGAAAGTCCTCTAGCTACTGTAAAAGCGTCCCAGGGCGTTGGCGGTGATACTGAAATATGTTTATGTCCTTCTAATATGTTAGATTTTTTTGATGAAGTACGAGGATTCTCAAGTGTTAATCCTAAAGACGGTAAAAGACAATATTTCCTTCCTCTAATCGGCGCTCTTCTTGGCGGACTTGCAGCTCCTTCGATAGCCGGTGGATTAATGGGTGTGCCATTAGGTATGTTCGGTAGCGGTCTTGCAACAGCAGTAGGCGCAGGACTTGGCTCAATGGCTTTGGGAGGAAAACCAAAAGATGCATTAAAACATGCTGTATTAGGTGGACTTGGATCGTTTGCCGCACCTGCGCTCGGTAACTTATTTGGAGGTGCCGCTGGTGCTACTGCTCCTGTTATTGGAAATGCTAGTATTCAAGCACAAAATGCAGCTGCTTCTGCTGCTCCTGCAGTTGCTTCAGGTTCATCAGGAATAATGGATTCATTAGGATTAGGAACGATGTTTACACCTAAAGTAATGATTCCGACAGCTTTAATGGGAGGAATGTTATATAAAGCTAATAAAGATAATTTAAAGTTACAGCAACAATATAATCAACAGATGAATGATTATAATAAAAATGAACAACAAAAAAAAGACCGGGTAAAAGATTATTTTTCAAATGTCAATAATGTCGACTTAACTGCTCATAAACTACCGGAACGTGATTATCTTAATAGTCATCAAACTGAGAGCCGTTCTTCTTATGGGATGAGTCCTATGTATGGATTGAAAACAGGACAATATTATGCTCATGGCGGTATAATTGAAGATAAAAGTGGGGGAATAATAGGAGATGGTAAAGGACAACAAGATAATATACATGATGATTATGATGTTGGTGATTATATTATGCCTGCCGATGTTACCTCTGGTCTTGGAGATGGTCACACAGATGCTGGATATCAGGAATTAGATAATTTAAAGAATTACATTTATAAAAATAAAGATATTAATGAGGCTTATCAAAAAGTCCCAGTTCAGATTAAAGCAGAGCTTATTAAAAAACAACCTGTAGCAGTAAGTCCAGGTGAATATAGATTTGATAAAAATATTACTGTTGCAATAGGTGATGGTAATCTTAAAAAAGCTGATGCAATATTTCAAGAATTTTACAAGTTAGTTCGTAATGATAAAAGAACTTCAGGCAATACTATTCCTAAAAAAGCAAAATCAGCTATTGAATATTTTAAGAATGCTCAAAGAAAAATTGATAAGAAAATGTAAGGTAAGAGATGAGTAAAGTTAAACTATATGGTCATGACAATTCATACCATGACTTTGAAAAAGAAAAAAAAGATCTTGAGGAAGCTCAAAATCTTTATCGAAATACAGAACAAGATTTAGAAAAAAGTAAATCTCAATATCATGATGTACATAAAAATTTAGAAGCTCATAATGCAACTAAAGAAGACACATTAGATAGACTACAAGGTCTAAATATAAAAACAATGGGTGCTGCCGCTTATAATTCTGAGAAAAAAAGATTAAAAGAAAAGCTTAATAATACACATGATGCTATTAAATGGTTGGAAGGTGAACTAGCTTTAAAAGCTAATGATTTAAAAGCAAAAGAAAATGAATTTTCTTTAAAAGCTAATGATTTAAAAGCAAAAGAAAATGAATTTTCTAAAAAAGAGTCTGATTATGAACAATCAAATTATGATAAATATTTAAACTTTGTTTTAGAGAACAATCCTTATATTCGGAAGAAATATGATTTAGAAAAATATGAAAATTCAAAAGAAGCACTAGGATTTATTATTAAAGACGTATATGACAAAAATATAGCAGAAAATAATAATAGTAATTTACTAGAATATAAAACTATCATGCAGAAGCTTGAAAGTGATAGACTTAAAGAAGAACAAAAACAAAGAGAACAAAAGCTTAAAAAAGAAAGAAATAATAACATAGAATATGAAGATGAAATAAAAAAAATATTTAATGATCAGGAAGGTTATCCTACAGCTGATATAGATCATCTTACATTTGCTGGGAAACCTGTTTGGTATAATAATTTCGTTAAAAATATAGCTATTCGTACTGCAAAACTTACTAATCCTGAAAAATCATATCCTTATTATAATAAACCTAGAATAGCTAAATCTTCTAAAGAAGAAGATATTGCTTATGATTTATTAAGTAAGAACTTACTTGAGCCTGAATATAAAGAAACTTTTAAGCAAACAATTGAGGATCTTGAAGATTTAAAAACAGAATCTCCTACTCAAAACTTGTCTGATGCAGATAAACGTGCTAAAGAAAAAACAACTAATGAAAATATAGAAGATTATGTTAATCCTAAAACTAATAGCGTCCTAGATTTAATTCAAAAAAGGGCTTTACGTAATTTCAAAGAAAATATAATGCCTAAAGTATCTGCTCCATTTATAGCTAGAGGTAGTTTTAATACTGGTGCTAGAGCAGAAGCACAAGCGCGTGCTCGTCGTGATTTAATGGAAGGATTAATGGATAGCGAAACACAATTTTTAGCAAATGCATATGATAAAGCTCGCGAGACTGCTTCAACAGATAAAAAGACTTATCTTAATTATAAACTTAGTAAAGCTGGTCTTGAAAATGATGAAATTATTAGAAAGGGTAAAATTGCTGAAGATATAAATAAGTTATTGGATACTAATCATAAGAATAAATTACTTGATATGGAAGCATTACGTACTGTTGGTCAGAATCGAAGAGATGTTGAACAACAAGATCTTAATTTAAAATATGAGGAATTTAAAAATCAAGAGGATTATCCTCTTCGTCAGGTTGATATTTTAAATAAAATGGTTCATCAATTACCTGTTGGAAGTATTCTCGGCGAAACTTCTAATAAATCAAGTCCTCCGACTCGAAATGAACAAGTAAGTTCATGGCAACCAGGTGCGGGACTTTTTGGTCAAATGGCCGCTATGAATATGATGAATAAAGCAGAAGGTGGAATGATTCAAAGACATGCTAATGGCGGTATGATTGATAAAATGAAAGATCAATATTTACAAGATTTAATGACTCGTGCGCAAAATACCGGAGGAAATACACAAAATCCTTGGGCACATTATATGCTTGGCTTATCTAATTCTCTTGCATCCTCTCGTAATCCTGATGTGATAAGTGCACTTGGTGAAGGTAGTACTAAGGGAGTTGGTCAATTCATGCATGCAAAAGAATATAATAAAGGACTGGAAGATCAAAATTTAGGATTTAAAAAATCTATTATCGATTATTTAGATCAAGCTGATGAGAGAAAAATGGCAAATAGGTTAAATAAAGCTAAAATAAATTATTATAATAATAGGGGTAATAATAAAGCAAGTGGAGTACAAAAGAGTGTGGTTCCTCCAACTGTTCAGAGATTTAATGCTAGTGTTCTTGATGAAAAAGCTAAAGAAGCAAAAATGGCAAATACAGAAAATATGCTTATTAAACAGAGTAAAGAAGCTCTAAAGAAATTAGAAGAAAATACCAATTCATTTACGGGGCCGGGATCTTTCGCATCAAAACTAGTTGAAGGATTAAGCGTTGGGGAGGTATATCCTTTAGAAAACTTATATTCTGAGAAAGCTCAAAGAGGTTTTCAAGGAATGAGAAAAGCTGCTTCATTATTAGAACAAAATAGAAAAGGGAAGACAGATGCAGAAAGAGCCACAATTAGAGAAGGATTGCCAAAAAGCACTATTTTAGCTGATACTAATAGAGATGTATATTCAACAAAAGGAATGGAAAATATAAATAGAGAATTAAATAACGCATTTTATATTGAATGGTTTAAACAAACTGGTGGAAGATTAGAAGGTGCAGAAATGGCTTATAACGAATTTATTAGAGATAAAGAATTATTGAAAAATGGCAAACCTAATTATGAAATAATGAAAGAAATTCCATCAGCAGTATATCATTATATTACTGAAACACCATTTAGTATAGAACAAGAAAGTAACATTACTTCTCATAATAATGAAGAGTATGGATTTGATCCTTCTGATTATGATGATATACCTGATGAAGTAATTTTACATCGATTAGAGTCTGGACAATGAAAAATAAACCATTAAATCAATTAAATTCGAATGAATTAAGAGAGATTTTGGCTTATAGAAATAGTAAGCAAACACCTATTCCTCAAGGGGCTTTAGAAACTCCTGAAGTAACAACTCCTTTAAATCCTGATACGACATTTAATCCTTTAGAATCTTTTTATCGAGGAGCAAGTAATGCTTTGACATTTGGTTTTATGCCTAAAGTAGTTGGAGCAGTAGGATCTCCTATAGCAAAATTATTAAATCCGGAGATGTCATGGAGTGAAGTTTATGCCCATGGAAGAGATAAAAGCAGAATGCATGATATAGAAAGTTCTAAGCAAAATCCTAAAAGTTATTTAGCGGGAGAGATCGCCGGTTCTTTAGGATTACCATTTCCGGTAAAAACATTGAAAGGAGTTGCAGGTCTTAGTGGTGCATATGGTGCAGCTCATGGGCTTGGAAGTAATGATGAAGGGAAACCGTTATCTTTGAGCGCTAATGATGCTTTAGGTGCCTTATATGGTGGTACAACAGGCGCTGCATTAGGTTCAGGTGCTCATTTAGCTACTAAACTTGCAAGTCCAATTATAGCTCCATTATTTCAAAAAGTTCCTGAAAAATACAAAGAATTAGTTATGCATTATAAAAAACCAGCTTCAAAAGAGATTCAGGAAGCTATAGAGATAGCTAAACAAAATAAAACTCCATTTACTGAAGGGCAATTAACTAGAAATAGAAATCAATTACTTGTAGAAGAAAATGCAGCTCAAGGATATTATGGAGATAATGATCAAAGACGGATGTTAGATTTTTATAAAAGGCAAAAAGAAAGATTTCCTGAAAGAATAGAGGAAATCAAATCAGAACTCGGAGGTTCTTTGCCTAATAAAGGAGTTGCTGCCAGAGAATTAGTTGATGATATTACAACAACAGCCCTTAATGAAAGAAAAGTTATAAATCAAGCATATGATGAAGCAGCAAATCAGGTGGGTGCAATAAAAACTAATAAAGTAAAAGATATTCCAAACTTAATACGTAAAGATCTGGAATCCAATGTAATATATGAAGATGATATTCCAAAAGTAAAAACTATTTTAGGATCACTTGATAAAATGATTAATAAGAGTGATGAATTACCATTCCAACAAATTGAATCATGGAGACAAGGTCTTAATAGAACTATTTATGAAAGTGAACAAGGTGGACAAACCAGATATGCATTAAATGATATTAAAAGCAGGTTTGATAATTATCTTGATGATATTGTTGAAGAAGCTCTTAAAACTGGTGATGAACTGGTATTAAATAAATTTAAAACTGCAAGAAGTCTAAATGCCCAGTGGGCTAAAAAATATCATCCAGAACATAAAAGTGAATTCGGAAAAACTTTCTTGAAAAAAATCATTGATAATGCTCGTTATTCGGAAACACCTTATACTGATGAAATGCTTGTAAATGAGATATTAGGTGTAAGTAAGCTTGGATTCTCACAACAATCAGCTGCTATAGTAAAAGAAGTTAAGTCCTTATTTCCTAAAGCTGATCAATTAATCAAAGCTGAAGTAACTCATAAGTTATTTGGTGATAATCCTGCTTCATTTAGTACAAATTTAGATAAATTCAAAAAAGATAATCCAACTTTAGCAAAAACAGTATATACGAAAGAAGATATGCAAGCATTAGAAGACGCTGCAAAATATACTCATATGATGTTTTCAAAACCTATTTCAGGAACGAATCCTTCTGGTACAGCTGATCGTTGGTGGAGTATATTAAAATCTAAAATACCTTATTTAAAAGACACATCTTTCCTATCTCCTATCAAAACTAACGAAGTTAAAATTCATAAAAGCTTAATGAAAGGAACGGCTGCAGACCAATATGTACCTAAAATTCCGCAAGCTCTTTCGAATGTATATTCAACTAGCATTATAGATAATATGATTAATAATGAAGATAGATTAGCAAATCTATCTGGAAAACAATTAGAATCTATATTAAATAAGAGAAAAGAAGATAATAAAGCTTTTGACAACTAATATATTTGACCTATTCTAGGCCTATAAGGGGTTTGACGATCATTGGAACGAAAAGTAGCTCTAAGGACTTTTTATCATTTGTCTAAAGTGAGGTATCGATAGAAAGTCCTTAGAGCTACTTTTCGTTCCAATGATCGTCAAACCCCTAATAGTAGTTGGTGGAATAAAAGGCGGTTCGGGCAAAACTACAATTGCAACAAACATTGCTATTATGAGGAGTTATGAAAAGCCTAATATTCTATTGGTCGATGCAGATGATCAAGAAACATCATATGATTTTTCGACATTAAGAAACAGCAAAGAAGAAGAAAAGCTTCCTCAATATAGGGAATCCTCTCCATAATGAATATTACCTTTAAGGATACAATCACTACTTATAACACAAACATTTTCGGCCGGAAGGTAAATATCAGGGGCATCTAAAGTGCTTTGACTACACGCAAATTTTACAGATTCATATATTATAACTTCCTTAGCAGTTATTTTTGCTCCTTTGATATTAGCGAACGGTGTGACGAATTTAAGTCTCACACCTGTCATACTTGAGCCAAAGGAAGCACTATTACTGGTTGGTGTTGGATTAGAAGTTGGTGTTATTTCTCCAAAAAGATTGTCAAAAACTTCTTTTGCCGAGATTACATCTTGCGCATTTGCAGTTTTGTAATCATCTTTGTAGGATTTAAGTGTTTCCATTACTTTTGTTGCATTTGGATTTTTTATATAGTCAGAAGCTATAATTTTATCAATCATTACATCTGCTTGCTTCTGAATTACAGTAAGAATTTTTTCATGATTTATTTTAGGCATAATTTATAATCCTTTTTATTTAAATTTACTAAAACTTGTATGCTATTCCAACTAAGAATTCGTGGGCTTTTAATTTACCTTTGTATGTTTCATCAGAATCTCTAGCCGAAATTTTTCCAAGATCCGCAAATTGATAACGTAAGTCTAGATCTATTTCTTTACTAACTAAAAATCTTGAACCAAATCCAATTTTATATGCAAAATTTGTTTTTGTCCCTCGAGGAGAGCTATATTCAGGGTCAGCATTTCCTAGAAGACTATACGGAACTAATTTGTCAGTTCCAGAGGTTTTATTTCTAGCAATACCTAATCCTGCTGTTATATAAGGTGTAAAATTATGATATTCCATAATATCATAATAAGCATTAGCCATTACAACCCATGACTGAGTTTTGAAACTTAGATGATTATTACCTCCGACTCCATAGCCCAAATCAGTATTATAACTAAATTTGTTTTTTACGTCCGTAAGATAATCAATACTTAAACTTGTACGAAAGTTATCATTGATTTTATATCCACCCTCAATACCAAAAATCCCGGCATTTCCAGGAGAACTATTTTTAAAACCACCACTTGGTTTTAAGGATTTTGAAAGGCCACCATTTAATTGTATGAAGTATTGTTTGTCATCAAGGGGTTTTTCTTCTGCAAACGCAGTAAAGGATGCCGTGCTAATTAAAGTTGCTAATATTATTTTCTTTAACGTCATTTTAATTTTCCTGTTTTAAAGTTTTTAAAATAGTTATTTATATTTTAAAATGATTACCAGATCTCTGAGAGAGAGTAAAGCTGAATAAAATAGATGTCAAGGCTCTTGACATCAAAATTACGATTCGTATACCTGCCAAAATGTTAAATGCCATTGATAGTTATCGGAAAAACAGTATTTACTCAAAAGCACGAAATATATGGATAAAAGAAGCCATAGAGAAAAAAATTAAGGAAGAGATAGAGATTTCTTAACGTGTATCATTCTCTCCTTATCTCTATTTCGGAAGTTTTTTCTATTGTAATAAAAGAATATTTCTTTATTATATAAATATTTGAGGGCAAGAAACGTGCAAATTGGGGCTCCACAACAACTCTAAAATCCAAATCAACATTTTTGGGTCTTCTTCCACACGGAGCCTATTAATTATGTTATTAACTATATTAATTAACAATAGATAAGAGATAAAAAATGATTTTTTCCAAAACCATACTTTTTATTTATATTATTTTAAGTCTTTCTTCATGTTCATATACACATACAAGAACACCAGAAGGTAATGAATTAACTTCTGACTTTGTTGAGGGATTAAAAATAACCGAAGGATGGATTAATGATTTACAAAAAGAAAACAAGGAAGGATTAATTAAGAAAAAAAACAAGAAAGAGCAAAGAGCTAAAATGCTTTAATGTAAAGTGCATATACATTTACAATTACATTCATGTGTAATTAGGAGAGGTTTGTTCTAAAGGTGGATTTATAATATTATCATTAATCCATGTTATTCCTTCATCATAGCTAGTAAAAGCAATTTGTATTAATTTTTGACTATCAAATGAAAATACAAAAACATTATTAACCGTATTAGGTGTTATTACATTTATTTTTTCTGGATCAAAAAAATAAATAGCATCTCTATAAGAATATTGACGTAAAGACATATTAACCTTTTTTATATATAAGCAACTAGGAATTACTGTTTGCTCTCTTAAAATATGACACAAAATAAATTTATTATCAATCTTTAATTTTTGATTTTATGCAAAGCAGATTCTAAAGCAGTTTCACTCTCTTTTTTCGGTATACTTATAATAGATTTAAATAAAATATCGGCTATTTCTTTCTGTTTTTTAGGACTTTCCGGATTATAAGCAAGTGCCATTTGTAAACATTGCATCCAATATAATCTAAATTCTTCTTCTCTCATTTTTATCTCCTTAAACTACATTTCCAAGTAATAGTTCACGTAAATTTTCAGTTGCATCTTTACGAACATTAATTACAGCAGTATCTGTAGTCAGCCATATTCCTACAACAGCAGCAGCATCCAATACTGCATATTTTACTACTTCATATGGATCGATAATATTTGTATCTAACATATCAACTATACTGGAAGTATTAGCTTCAAAGCCAAATATTGATATATTCTTATTATTTGATTGATTAATTTTATCTAAATATTCTGTAACATCTTCTAAACCTGTAGCATTGCTAATAATTTTAGACATAGGAGCTTTTAAAGCTTTAATAAAGACTAATATTCCAGCATTAAATCCATTTGTATTATTATCTAATATTAATTTTTCCATAAAATGAGCAATTTTAAATAATATTGACCCTCCTCCAGCTACATAACCATAAGTGATAGCAGATTTAGTAGCATGCACAGCATCGTCAACCCGGTCTAACTTTTCAGATAAATCGGTATCGGTCTGACCACATACTTTAATCATAGCAACCTGACCTAGTAATTGGGCTTTACGTGCTAGATAATAAGTTCTTTGATAAGCGGTTAATGTCCCTGAGTCGATATCAGTAGTAATGCTATCTACACGATTTTGAATCATTATAGGATCACCTTTACCGCCTAGAATAGTGGTATGAGTGCGTTCTACTATTACTTTATTTGCTATGCCTAAAAAATTAGGTGTAATATCTTCTCTAAATCTACCATCGGAAGTTTTATGGTATTTAGCACCTGTATAGATACATATATCTTCTAATATTTGTGCTTTTTCTTCTCCTATAGAAGGACTTTTAATACCGCATATTTTTACCTTACCGTGAGCATTATTTTGTAGCATGCTTATAACGGAATCTCCGGTAAAATCATTAGCAATTATAAGTATAGGCTCTCCTTTACTTGCACAGTGTTCTACAATACGAATAATAAATTGAAAATTAGTAATATCCATAGGTAATACTAAAATTCTACAGTCATTAGCTTCCCATCTGTTAGCACTATTTCCGATAATAAAATTATTGTTAATATAACCGCTTTCTACTCTAAATCCTTCAATAAGATCTAAATGCATGGTTTTAGTTTTTTCCGAACCTTGAATTTCTTTATCTACTACTATAACGCCGTTTTTACCTACTTTTTTAAAGGTATCACGTAAAGTAGATGCTATATCTTCATCATAATTAGAAGAAATAGTAGCAATTTTATAAGCCATTTCTCCATCATTATTATCAGCTATAATATTTACATAACTTTCAAGGAGTGTAATAAAATTATTTTTTGCATAATCTAATCCTTTTTTAAGCTCAACAGTATTTATACCTTGTTGAATATAATCATAACCTTCATTACACATAGCAGCAGCTAAAATAGTGCTAGAAGTAGTGCCGTCTCCAATAAAATTAGCAGTTTTTTCAGTAACGGTTTTTACTAATTGTGCGCCTAAATTTTCTAATTCATCTTTAAAATAAATGCTTTTAGCAACGGTAACGCCATCTTTGGTTATTTGATGAAGTCCTTCAGTTCCTTTTTCAATAATTACATTTTTACCTTGTGAACCAAGTGTTGAACCTACAGCTTTTGCAAATTTATTAATACCTACTAGCATTGGTTTTCGTGCAGCATCTCCATGATAAATTTCTACTGTTTTAATACTCATTTTGTCTCCTTTGTTGTTAATAATTTATATCAAAAAGTTTTAGTATTTTATTAACTACTCCATTAGTTAATTTTGGATCTTTTCTTTGAAATTTTCTAAATGAATTAAAGTTAATTTTAGCAAGTTCAGCTACTTCATGTTCACTCCATCCTTTTTCTTGCATTTTTTGCTTTGCTTCATCTATATAGTTAATCCATTTTGGAGATTTGGGAGTTTCATTATCTTTTTTTTCAATATCGCCTTTTTTATCGCTCTTTTCTTCAATCTTGCTCTTTTTATCGCCTTTTTTATTGCCCTTTTTTTGCCTTTTTTCCAGTTCATCTATTGCATTTGCAACAGCCTGTTGCATTGAAGATATAACAGCCTCTGCATTTGCAACAGCCTGTTGCATTGAAGATATAACAGCCTCTTGCCTCGATTCTATCTTGTCTTTAAATTTATTCATTTCATCAAAAAGCTCACTCTTAAGAGTCTGCGTAAGATAATCATACAGAACTCTTTCAAATTTCTCTACTTTTGCAATACACTCCTTAGTAGTGTGTTCCGTTATTTTTGAATTTTCTTGTAACTGGTGTTCAAAATTAACTAAATTAGTCTCAAGTGTATTTATTTTAAAACTCAGTTGATCTAAACGATTCATAATAGATATGTCTTTTGTATTCTCACAATTATTAATTTTATCTATAGAATTAATTTGAATTTTAGCATCAACGTCAGTATCTAACTCTTTTAAAGCCTTCTGTAGTACTAGGTTGAATTTCTCTCTTTTATTGATAAATTGATTTTGAAATATAGTTAAAACTTCTTCTAGATTTAAACATTTAGAGAGCCACGCTACCTGATACATATGTTCAGTTGGTGTTTCATCTAATAAATTATCAATTGTATCTGATAGATATTTTAAATAAGTATATATATTTAATAATTCGCTACGCATTGCACTATTATTCATTCAAGTCTCATACTTAAAGGGTTAAATAATTTTTCTAATTGTTGACATAAGTTGTCATAATCCGTCTCATTAAAGCCTTCTATATCATATATATGTAATTTAGGAGCTAAATCATAACGTGTCATTCTTTCTATAACTTCAATGTTTTTATTTTTAACTAAATTAATAAATATAGGACGATACATTATTATTTCAGTGACTCCTTCTTTTTGAATAAAATTTCCTCTAAATTTATCAGTTTTAGTAGTATAGGCAACTTTTACAGTTCCTGATAGAAAGGCAAAGATTACATTTATTAAATTATCTTTGTTTATATAGTCAAAACCAAAACTATTACTCATAGCTTTTAAATTACCGTCATAGTCTTCTTTAGATTGTAACATTATAAAAGCATCATAATCAGTTTTTAAATGTTTAACTAAAGCGTCTATAAGGTCAATTGACATATATGTTTTTGTGTTTTACATTATTATTAATTGTTTAAGAAGCTATTATACAAAAATAATAGTTAATTTGCAAAGTTATATAAATGTGATATTAAGTCAGAGCGATATTAAAATACTAAAATGGTATAAGGCAATGGGAGTAGATGAGATCCATTCCAATACTACTCGTGCTTATATTAAAAAAAATCCCTCGGAAAATCCCTCGGAAAATCCCTCTCCCGTAAAACCGTCTCTAAGACTTAGCTTCAGACAAAATAAAAAAAATTATGTAGAAAACAGAAAAACCTTAAGTCGGTTGGCTGTTCCATTGCTCCCCAAACCCCAAAACCAAGTAGCAGAAGTAGCAGTTAAAAAAAATCAAATACCTAACAATCTTTTAGATGCAAGTGTTTTATTAGAACTAACAGATTCGGAGATATATTCATATGCTTGTAAAATTAAAGATAATTCAATTTGATTTAATATTAATAATAATATAATCTAATCCTAGATCAAGTTTTTTCATGTCTTACTCGATCTAACAAAAACAAGTGTTCTTCAATATTTGTTTACGTAATAAAAAAAACTGAGGTAAAAATCAGTCTTTTTTATTATGAAACTCCCAAAACCGTCCCATTTGAATATAATCACAAAATAGTTTTTAGCATTATGCTTGATTTTAAACTAATATGTTATGGGATAGCAAATCCCATGTTGACATTATATTAGATTTATTATAAAATTATTTTGTTAATAGATTAACTATTATCATTAATAAAGGAGTAGTTTATGAAAACATTATCTCAAAAATTATCTGTATTATTAAATGACATTGACTCTATCGGAGGTTTTTTAGCACGACAAAAGGTTGTTCATAATGATGATGAAGCAACTGCTTTTTTAAAAGGTAAAATAGATCATGAAACTGATATAGAAATTACTATTAAGTTAAATTCCATTTCTCAATATTAAATGGCACGTATTGAAAAACGTTTTAAAAAAGACAAGTCATTTTCTTATCGAGTTAGAATTGATATAAAAGGAGCTCCTTCTGTCAGTTGTACATTTGATAAATTAGCAGATGGCAAAAAATGGGCTTCCATTACCGAAGCTGCTATTAGAGAAAAAAGATATTTCAAAGGAACAAAAGAAAAACATAGTTTTAGTGATTTAGTAGAACGTTATATAGATAATATTTTAATTAGAAAACCTAAATCTATTGCTAAGCAAGAGCCTCAATTACTTTGGTGGAAAAAACAATTAGGTAATTATAATTTAAGTGAAATCACTGCTGCTATGATTGTAGAAGGCAGAGATAAATTAGCTCGATTAGAATTAGATATAAAAAAACAAAGATCCGCAAGTACTATTAATAGATATATGGCAGTACTTAATCATGCATTTAATGTAGCTATTAAAGAATGGTGCTGGCTTGAAATATCTCCAACAAGAAATATTACTAAATTAAAAGAACCAAGAGGGAGAGTCAGGTATCTAACTGATACAGAACGTCAGCAGCTACTTGATACTATACTTGATGTATGCAAAGGAGAAAAATATCCTGATTTATATATTTTAGTAATACTTGCTCTTAGTACAGGAGCAAGAAAAATGGAGTTACTTACTTTAAAATGGAAAGATGTACATTTAGATAAAAATGCAATTATTTTACATGAGACTAAAAATAATGAGATTAGAAGATTACCTTTAGTAGGGAAAGCTTTTGAATTATTACAATGGCTTAGTAATTATAAAAAAAGTAATGATAGTTATGTATTTGTAAGTAAGACTTATACTAAACATATAACCATAGAATATAAATGGAGACAAGTTCTCAAAAAAGCTAATATAAAAGATTTTAGATTTCATGATTTAAGACACTGTGCTGCTAGTTACCTGGCTATGAATGGTGCTACCGCTACAGAAACAGCTGAAATATTAGGTCATAAATCTTTGCAGATGGTAAGTCGTTATAGTCATCTTTCCCAATCACATATAACTGATGTGGTAAGCAGTATGAACAATAAAATATTCGGAGATAAATAATATAAGTTTTATTTATTATCCTAGTAATATTTTTCTTAAGAATCAAGGAAAGGGAGAAAAACCTACTCAACAAGAAATTAGAATTTATGATAGATTGCGACGCTCTATTTGTAATGAGCCTTATGTTATAAAAAATGAAGATGTTGTTGGGTTTGAAAGTTATGCTAGAAAATTACATGATGGTAGATCTGAATATATTATTAAAGTTAAATTAAATAGGATTAATTTTTCTACTGGTGATGACTATATTGAAGTATTTTATTCGAATGAAGAACAACGCGATAACTTTCTTAAAAAAGTACAGGAGAATATAAAAAAATGAAGATAAATAAACTTATAGATAGTATGAGACAAGGAGATGTAAATACAGCAAAAGAAATTATTGACTCTGCCCAAAAAGAGATTATTTGCCAAAGAAAAAAAAATCAAAAAAACATAGATTCTTTAGCTTTTTTAAAAAACAATGTTTTTTATAAAGATAATAATATAATGATTGAGATACAAGAATACACAAAAAAATTTAATGATTTAGGCGATTTACGGGAAAATATCTTTAACAAGATAAAAGACTTTTTTAGAACTAAGCAAAAAAAATGATAGAAAATAACTTTATGAATAACAGAGTAGCACCTATAATCAAGAAACTTTGTAAAGCAGTTGATACTGCTCTAGATATTAATAACGATTTAGAATCTACCTAACATTACTTACTTATAAACAACTCACACCTAATGGAGTATAAAATGCTACATAACTCACTGCAGTACCTTCCAAATTTGAGAGAAATCTTAGTAATTACCTCTATAGCCACAATAATAGAAGGCGTCATAGAACCAATACTGAACCTAGGCAGCAGTATATTTGCAAAAGATGTCTTTAGAGATATGGCAAAAATTCCAGGATCATCGATTTTAGATCATTTAGAAATTAATGTTGGAGAAACAAAATATCAATACGATGACTCATACGAAAAAGCACAATACCTAAAAATAGGATGCAAGCTTGCTTTCATAGTACCTACCTATTCTTGTCTTGGCAAAGCTCCAGCAGTAGTTATGGCATATATAGCAAGCCCTATCTGCGAGATACCAGCACAAACTGTAATTAGAATTGGTCAACTGAAGCAAGATGCAAATGATAGACACACCCCTTTTTTTCAATATTACATTGAAAATATTAACAGCGATATTGTAATAGGCTCCACCATCGCATCAGTTACTAAAAAAGGTACTGCAGCTATTGTTGCCTCTATTATTGATCTCCTTCCTAAAACACCTCACCTATACGCTAAGTCTGGCGCATTAGCGAATGACAGAGCATTATTAGCAATGTTTGAAGTAAATGGAGATTTTATTGTAGACGCAGACATTAAACATACTTGTGCACACATAATTAAAAAAATATATCATGCCTTAGAAGAAACAACTCTTACAACAGCAAACAAAGCAATTATTTTATCACTAGCAGTAGCTAATGAACTTCTACTTAGAGAAACAGCCAATATATTTAATGCATATATACTGATGTCAGCTGCAAGGCCAGTCCAAGAATTAAGTTATAGTATATATATGAAATATGCTAATAGCACCATTGATCTGGAGATTGACCAAAACAATAATACAGCTTCAAATAATGAAATTTTGAGCCCTAGTGTACATGAAAACAACGAATACTTGGACAGTGAAAGTTGCAACATAGCTAAACATACATATAGCAAACTTTTAGGTAATGATACTTGTAGCATAGGTGAATTATAAGTCGCTTTAAGACAAATATGGTCTTGACACTAGCATAAAAATTCGTTAAAAGTTATGGCTAATAAATAATTCTTATTTTTATTATATGTAAGATAATTCCATCCATCTTAGTATGACTATCTATGTGTTTTGAAATATAATTTCATTCTTTTTTTATGTTTTTTACGTTGTTCTGTCTTTGATGAAGTTATTATTTACAATTGCGTAACATTTCTATATAAATTATATAATAGAGCTAAATTAAGAAGCTCTCCAAAAGTGTATATATAGGTAATGGTGACAAAGAATTATCCGGAATTTCAAAGACATCAAAAAAAGATAGTTTATCCTGATTTTAACGAATATATAGATATAGTAAGTGCTATAATGGGTATTAAAAAATATGAATCTCGTGCTGAATATGAAAAAGATCATACTCTTTTATGTGTAAAAGTGTTAAAAAAAATGCTTCAAAAAAATTATACAACTGATGAACAAAAAAAAGAATATGCAACAACTGTAAAATTATTAGAAGGAACAATTAATGCTGAAGAAACTATTATTAAAGATGCTTTAGAACAATGAGGATCTTTAAAGCAGCTATAATTTCGAGCCTACTGTAGAAATGCAGTGGTCTTACTCTACTAAAGCAAAAATTAATCACTGTCATTTTGAAAAAATTAAATGAAATAAAGTATATGTTCGTATTTTGTGATTTTATCTGCTGGATGTATCTTAGATTTTAGCCCTTATGTTTCCAAATCTATCGACAAAACGGAGCATAAAATTGATCATCTTTTAATTCTTTAGCTCTTTTTTTATAATCTATTCCTTTAAGATACCGATTCCACTTGTTGTAAGCTTCGTCTTTATAGGGCTTAGCTGTATCTAGATAGTTCAAAACATATGGGATATCTTCTTTGGCAGTTAAATTAATGTTTATAAATTCCAAATAAAATACGGTATCTTCCAGATGACCTATTGCCGAAGTTTTATCTAAAAAAATTACCTCACTTTTATACAAATCATCTAATTTTGTCGCAGCAGTACCTGCTCCTGTCTCATAATTTCTGGTAGTTTATATTGTTTTTGAATTAAAGCCATCTATCATACCAAAAATTTTCTTCACTATTAGGAAAGCCAAATAATATTATTCTTTTTAAGGATCATAAATAACAAACGTATTGTACACCTTCCTATAGCAGCGTTTTGGTTAATGAGAAGTTTATGAAATGTTACAGGGGTATAAAAATCTACAAGAGAATCTACCGTAGGAAATAAATAATCATTTCTTCTAATATAATTTTTTAATTTTGAAAGAGCTATTTTGTCTGACACAGAATATTTATCTATATCTTCTTTTTTTAGTAATTCTAAAATTTCACTTTTTTTTGAAGAATTAATAAATTCTTTAATTTGATGATTATCACCGCTTAACCAATACAACAACTTATCTCTATCGGCTAAACATTCTTCTTTTGTGTCATAAGTTAAATCTGCATATATCGTAATATCATATGAATCTAATTTTAATACAAAACCTTCGGGTGTTTCATATGTATCAATAGATATAGTATTCTTATTTTTATTATATGTAAGATAATTCCATCCATCTAATGATGATTCACACATATAACCAATTATATTACCTTCTAACTTAAGTTTGCTTTCATTAGTCATATATTACTCCTTTGCAGTATCGTCTTTAATACGTTTATCTACTTCCCATATAGCATTATTTACCTGCCATACAGATTTCTTAACCATATCTTCTTGGTAAAATATCCTTTTACCAATTGCCATTTTTTCATAACTATCTAATCTTTTATCTTTTTTATTTTGTAACTCATCATATTTAGTAGCATAAAATACCAATCTTTCAAAATATCTATCTTTGAGATCGGTTAACATATTAATCATGTCATCAAATTGCTCAGGAGTTATAACAACTCTGTTATCCATAAAGCTGTTTTCTATCATTTTTTTCTTTATAACTATATTTAAGTTTATCTATAAATGGAGA